GTGTTGCAATGACGACTTTGGTGTATGGCCATTTTGTGATCATCGTTTTGCAGATGTCGGAGATCATAAGGCTCTTGCCGCTGCCGGTCGGGGCGGTGATAACTCCAGATCTGCCGCTTTGGTAAGTCACAAAATTAAAAAAAGCATCAACAGCCTCCTGTTGATACTCGCGGAGTTCTAAAGGCATTTATATTACCTCCTTTTTAAATCATCTATCAATAAATCTAATTCAGAATATCTGAACATTTTATTCGCAAAACCATACATCACGTCAAACTCTCCTTTCTCATATCCTCCATAAATTAAGAGATTTTTTCCAGAACCTTTTGCGTATCCTGCTTCCAAGTGTGCAGATCGTCCCGATGGAAGAACAAGAATAACCGTATCCGCCCAATCAAGCCATTTTTTATCTTCGTTAAAGGCGTCTATAACACGTGAGTGTTTCATCATATCAATTGCGTCAAGGTCGGCATATGGTATATCCCCTAACTTTGACCAATTAAAGGATATTCTGTCACCAGATTCATCACAAAACGCATCTACCTCATGTCCCTCATTTTCAAGGGCGTTCTTTAATTCAATGATTGTTTCTGCCATCTTCCATGACGATGCAAGATATATTTTAGACATTCTCAATCCACACCTCGCGCCCACTCAAGCCACCCAATAATTATCTCTTTTGTATTTACTGCATGGTGATCTGGGCCGTATATTCTGATTATTTCCATTTTTTCTTTTTCTATTGTTTCGATTTGATCAATAATCTCTCTATCTGTTCGCATTTTCAACAATCTCCCTTTGTTCATTTATTTTTTGTTGTAACCAGTCAAGGTCTTTTTTATATTGTTCTGTTCGTTCATCTGCTCTCTTTCTGTTAATCTCTATTTCTTCAGAGATTTTATTAAGTTTTGTGGTGTTAGATTCATTTCTTATCTGTGCTCTCCAAAATCTAATAATTGATTGTCTTTTAGGTCGCATTTTCAACAATCTCCTTTAACTCTTTGCTGCTTGTGTGCCCCGGGCCGTTGGTTATCTGTGTGCCGTCTGGAAGCAGATATGTGATCGTGCCCGCGTCTGCATCAGCGCTGACAAATTCAAGCGGGTTTAACTGGTCGTTGAATATGTGGTTTGGGCATCCTGTTTTCTGATCTTCAGTTGTTTTATATGCCGTTGGATCAATGCTGCAATTCCAAACATTGCTATCATGGCACGGTTCAGAGTGCGCACACGTGCGGCAATTGACTTCAGCGCATTTTGTTTTTGTGATGCAGAGATCGATATAATCACAATACCGGCAATTATATGACTTTTCAGATGCATTCTTTATCCTGTCAGGAGGCACGGGCGCTTTGATGATCTCGTGAGCTCGACGTGTATAGAGATCGCCATCGTCTTTGAGGTAGTGCACATACTGCTCGTATATCTCGTCTGTCTCTTTGCAGACACAGATGTATATTGCAGTTTTGATCGGCGCTGTGGTCTGCTGTGACCAGTGCATATACATTTGCATCTGTGCGTAGTGTTCGGGCTTCTGGTCTTTTACGCCTTTTGCCTTTAAGCGCTGGAATCCTGCAGTTGCCATTGTCTTGATCTCAATCAACACTGGGTCTTTCTCATACTCAGGGAATCCATACCCAACACCGTCCACGCTGCCGGAGAAGTGCGGACAGTCTGGATCTTGCATGTGTATCTGTTTGCCGTTGCCATCGTCACAATATACGGTTATACCCGCATCTCTCAGATCCTGAATAGTCCGTGCCTCTTCACGATGCCCGGTCTGAAAGAGCCTTAGCATCCTTCCGTCTGTCTGCGTGCTCGGTGCCATGCACCAGTGATAACTATACCAGATTGCACGCTTGCATGGTTTACCTATTACAGACGCGCCTAAATGCGGTCTGCGCCAGTCGCCTGCTTTGTTGATATAGTTTTTATAAATCTGTTCTGTGATTGTCATTGTAATAATCCCTTATAGATATATCCACAGAATACTCCAACATAATAACAGATTATTCCAATTATGACTATACAATAAAATTCCATTTTCAACACCTCAAAAAAAAGAGAGTTTACCAGCCCTGCTGCTGGTTGTTCTGCTGTCCCCAAGGCGGCTGTGCGGATGATGTCTGCTGAGTTGGTGCTGGTGTGAATGGATCTGGCTGCTGTGGTGCCGGTGCGCTCTGTTGCTGCGGAACTAATGATTTCCACATGGTGATCTCATTTCCCGGGCCGTAATCTCCAAAACCTTTTGTCACTTTAACAGTGATAAGCACGGGCGGCTTGTTGAGTAGCTGGTTT